TTCAACCCCAACGCTCCGGGCCAGTCGTTTGCTTCGCCTCGTTCTGTCGCACATTGCAGTCCCTTCGTAGACAAGATGTCTGGCTACAGCCGGGAGGAGATGCTCGCGCTGCTCGGTGGCACGGTGGGCATGGCCGCTGCCCTGTCGATGGTTGGGTTCTTCAACCTCATGGCGAAGGTGGTGTCGTTTGATCGCATCGTGGCTGACCCGGCGGGTGTGCCTGTGGTCTCTGAGGGTGCGGTGCCGATCATCCAAGTACTTAACGCAGTGGCGCGTATCAAGAGTGTCCACGAGCTTGAGCAGTTCATGACCTTCCTGCTGCGTCTGGAGCGCGACGAGCCCAAGATGTTGTTCATCGACAAGATCCAGAAGATTAAGCCTGATCTGGCCCCTCGTTCCGAGCGTGTCCGCAACCTGATGCTCCGCATCCAGAACATGATCTAAGGAGTGCACCATGACTACCAACATCCCCACCACCCTGCCCACCTCCACCTACGTCGGTCTGTCGGTCAATGACCGTGTCACTCGGTCCCATGCTCAGGTCATGCGTCACCCCGACTTCTGTCTGCTGGCTGGCATCGTCATGATCGGCAAGGTGATCTGCGACGACAGCACCCGCACGGCCTGCACCGACGGCGAGTCGGTGTGGTATGGCAAGAAGTTTGTGCAGCCCCTCACCGAGCAGGAGGTCAACTTCTTGGTGCTGCACGAGAACGGACACAAGGCGTTCTCTCATCTGTCTATGTGGAAGCAGTTGGTCGAGAAGAATCCTCGACGCGCAAACCGGGCAATGGACTATGTCGTTAACGGCTGGATCATCGACACTGATCCGACGGGTGCGTTTGCCCGTATGCCCGAGGGTGGCCTGTACAAGAAGGAGTGGGCAAAGCTCGACGTGCTCGCCGTGTACAAACTTCTCGAAGAAGAGGACGAGGAGGGCAACGGCAACGGAGGAGACGACGGCGACGGCGGCACACTGGATGACCATGACCACTCCGGTGCAGGTGACCGCACCCCCGAGGAGGACAAGGCTCTGTCCGAGCAGATTGATCAAGCCCTGCGTGAGGGCAGCATTATGGTGGGTAAGGCCAAGGGCAAACTTAGTGAGCAGATCACCGCTGCGCTGTATCCCAAGATCGACTGGCGCGACGTGATGCGTGACTACCTGATCGAGCAGACCTCAGGCAAGGATGATTCCTCGTGGCGTATGTACAACCGACGCTACGTCGACCTTGGGGTTTACCTGCCCACCACCGAGGACGAGTCTGCTGGAGAGATCGGCATCGGGATTGATACATCTGCTTCAGTTTCTGAAACGATGCTCAGTGAGTTCCTTGCAGAAACTATCGCGATGTGTAAATCTGTGTCCCCCTCTCGCGTTCGCATAATGTTCTGGGACACCGACGTGGAGCGTGAGCAAGTGATCGAAGGTGATATGTCCCGCATATCCGACACGTTCAAAGTCGCTGGTGGTGGCGGTACCCGGGCTGGCTGTGTGTCGGACTACATCAAGGACAAGGGCTACAGGTTCGACGCGCTGATCATGTTCACTGATGGCTATGTGGAGCGTGACATTCGCTGGCAAGTCAGCACCCCCACACTGTGGGTCATCGACGGTAGAGAAGATTTCAAAGCCCCGGGCAATGGCCGGGTCATCAACAAGTAACCCCAACCCCAACGGAGTGCATCATGGATATCAAACGACTTTCCACCCGTGCGTTCAAGCAGGTCCGTCACGAGTACGGGCACGTCATCAACCACGTCATTCAGCTTGGTCGCCGCCTCAAGGACGAGGGCATTAGTAGTGTTGGTGGTAATTACTTCATCAACAACATCATCGAGACGTCTGATCGCAGCGAGCGTGTCCAGACTGTGGTCGAGGCAGCGGCCTACGTCATGACGGAGAAGAATCTCGAACTGCTCGGCTTCAGCATGGAGCACCGTGGCGGTCTGATCCTTGGCAAGAACAATGTGCCAATGATGGTTGTGGGTACTACCTACTGGGGCGACAATAATCCCCGGGAAAGTCTCATGCTGCTCAGCGACTTTATCTCCCGCTCCCGTGGCACGATCAAGAACATCGTAGTGGGGGACAGCATCACCAGCATCCTCAAGCGTACCGACCCGGAGGTATTCAATCCCGCTAAGTACACCTTCCACGAGGATGATTTCGTCAGCGTGATTGCTAGTTCTCAGATCTCCAGTTCTTCTTTCCGCAAAGTATCGTCCATTGATTACACGCTGGACGGCGAGTCTTCTGAGAAGTTGTTCGACCTGATGGATGAGTCAACCACTGGCATCGTCGATGTGAGCAGTGTGGAGTCGATTACCGCATGGTTCAACAAGATCAAGCAGAAACGTGGCGTCAACGATGAGAATCGTTCCGTAAGCATCGATATCAAGAAGAACATGGGTCTCGGCTCGGTGTGCGTGATCAGCATGAACTTCCACCCGCAGAACTATTCGAAGTACGCAGACTCTAGTTTCTACGGATTTACCGGTCGACGTTACTGTGTGCTGGTGCTGCGCACGGACGAGTTCGGTATCAGGAAGGTTGTCTCGCGTCGCTACATCGACGACATCTCAGAGATCGAGAAAGATTATCCGCATATCACTTCCGCATTTCATCTTCGTCGCATCGAGACCGGCCATCCGTTCCGCTTCGAGGGTGGGTACTCGGAGGCCTACGGATGTATCGGACTCCACTTCTACTCGGTGGGCAACAGACGTTCCAAGGAAGAGCCACTGTTCAAGACCCCGGCAGTGATCTTCCCCGAGAAGATGCACATCGAGAAAGCCGTCGCCAAGGCCACCGCACCTGCCTCCACCGACGTCGCCTCAGCCATCCCCACACTGGACTTCTGACATGACGCTCGAAGAATTCAAACTCGTACTCTGGGCGATCTCGCCTCTGCTGTATTTCCTTGGGATCTGTTTCATCGGGTATTTCATCAGCCACTTTAATGGAGAAGAAAATGAGTGACCAACAAGCAACCGTGACCGCCGCCGCACCCGCGCCCGCCTTCACCATCGTCCCGGCCAAGCGCGGTCGCCCGGTGGGCAGCAAGAACAAACCCAAGGTCAAGGCCAAGCCCGTGAACAAGGGTGGTCGCAAGCCGGGACAGAAGAACGGTGGCATGCCACGCACGGCCCGTGCATACCTGAGTCAGACGATGGGCCTGAAATTTCCGACAGAGTCGGAAGCCATTGCTGAATTGATTGTGATCGATGCTCGGGTTCACCGCGAATACGACAATTTGTGGAACAGCGTGGAGCGTATGTCTGTCGCGGAAGAGGTTAAGCTCTCCGGGATCCGTCAGTTCTTCGTGAACCTCTTTGCGGGCCAGCCCGTGAAAGTTACCCCCCTCGAATGAAGCGCGTATCCGTAGGCCAGAGAGTTATGCACTACGGACACCGGGGGGTAGTCGAGACGGTGGGAGATGACGGGGTGTATGCCTGCGTTGTCCTCCCCCGCACCGACGGGTGGCCTTTCCCTGACCGGCGTGTCGTTCGCGTAGCTGAACTGAAGAGAGACACAACGAAAGTTGTGCAGGATGAACCCGAGTTCGAGGAGGCACCGTTTTGAGCGCGAGAGCCAGAGCAGAACTTGACATGATTACCGCCGATCTGATGACGTCTATCGGCTGGATCCGGGATGAGATTGGTATTGGTAGCCGTGTGGTCGATCCTCGCACCGAGGAGCACATGGTCCACATTGAGACCTTTTGCGCAATCTCCCTTCGGGTGCTGCGTAAGACCAACCCCAGCAAGATCCGCGATGCCGCGATGGCGGAAGAAATCTCCGCAAGGATCAGCGGCAGGGAGGTGATCGAATGAGGTTCTGCTGCGATGAGGAGTGCGATCAGGGGAGGAACTGCCCGAAGCGTATGCCCGTGAATCCTGATTGGTTCGATGGGTTCGCACTGGGTATCTGCGCCGTGTCGTTCGTAGTTATTCTTCTGATGCTGTTCGTATGATCTGCGTCCTGTTGAGATGCGACGGCAAGTCGAAGGTTCTTGAGACGAGGATTCATGAGAACACGGTGTGGCTCCGCAGGCGCAGGCAGTGTTGTTCTTGCGGGCACATCTGGTGGACAACTGAGATTCCTGAAGACAACTTAATCGTGAGGGAAGGATGAAGCTCTCTCCGCATCAGATCTTCATGCTGAAGATGTTTGAGAAAGGCTGGGGATTCAAGATGTACAACAGCAAGCGAGGCAGTTGGATGACGTACTGGTCGCTGCGCACCCGAGGGTTGATCGGCAACGGCCCGACGGTTCACCGAGCAGGAAACTTGGTTGCTGTTGATCGTTTGACGGACAAGGGCAGAGAGGTCCTTGCGAAACTGAAGGAGAAGAAATGAGTGACCTGAGAACCGCCGCCCAGCAGGCGCTAAAGTCGTTGCTTGCTAGAGCGAAACGCGGGGATGGTGCGCCCGAAACCGTCGCCGCCCTCCGCGCCGCGCTGGAGCAGCCGGAGCAGGAGCCGGTGGCGTGGATGGTTTACACGCTCGATGGTAAGTCGGCGTTCGTTACTGATAACCCTGCGGACTTCAGCGATCAACACAAGGCCCTGCCCCTTTTTACCCACCCACCCCGCCGCGAGTGGCAGGGGCTGACGGATACAGAGATTGGAATGCTGTACGTTGAGTGGGACGCAACACCGGGGGTCAGCATGGCTGACTTTGCCCGCGCCATCGAGGCCGCGCTGAAGGAGAAGAACAAGTGAGTGAGAACCGGAACATGCCTGCCGCTAGCGGCGAGGTTTATTGGCGTGATCCCGAGCAAGAACCGCCGCCACGGGGTAACAAACTTCTGATTCTGACCTCAGGCGGGGTCGCCGTTTTCGGCGAGTGGATGGACGACAGTAACTTCGTGGCGTGGAGTCCTCTGCCCAAGAAACGACCGGCGCAGTACAGGAGCCTGACTGACGAACAGATCAGCGACCTCTGGCACCAATCCGGTCAACAACCCTTTAAGTTTGCTCGGATGTTAGTGAAATGAGTGAATTGAGTATGCGTCGGAGAGTTCTGTTTTGTCTGAGGGATAAGGCGATGACGACGGATCAACTGGCAAAAGAGTTAGCAGCAGCGCGGTCAACAGTTGTTAATGCCCTCAAAGACCTGAAGCAAGACAAGAAGATTTGTGTGAGCAGGTATGAGCAAACGGGGGTGAAGCCCGTAACGTACTGGGGGATCGGAACTGTCGATGCACCTCGACCCAAACCGCAAACGGTAGCGCAGCGCAGTGCCAAGAAAAATGCGCGAGACCGTGCGAGGAGGCGAGAAGCACGAGAGGAAGAAGAAAGACTGAAGGAGGGATTCAAATTCAAACCCCGGCGAGACATTGCCGCATCTTGGTTTTGAGGACAGGAAAGCCGTCATGGATGAATCGATCAGACAGAAACTTAATCGAGTCTATGGGAAAGGTTTCTATGACGGGATGAAAGCAACCCAAAAGGAGCAGGAGCAGCCGATGAATGAGGCACGATTTAATTCCCTGTACAAGGGACTCAACGACCAATCGAAGAGGGTTTACCAAGCCGTACCGATCCAAGCGAAGTGGAGTGTGTCGCAGATCATTGCGGAGATCGTTCGTGTTAGTCCGAGTAAGAATGATCACCGCTCGGTTCTGTTTTGCCTGAACGCTCTCAAGAACGCTGGTCTCATCAAAGAGTCAAGTACGGGAATGTGGTCTAGGGTAACTGTCCGGGCTAAAGTTTGTGAGCCCGCTGAATCCATTGAAGATGTAGAAACCAAAGCCGAGGAAATCACCATGCCGACTAGCGATACGAAGAAGACAGACGCCGTCACCGAGAAAACTACCGAAACCGCGCTCGACCGGATTGGGGAGCTTTCTTCTCAGGTGATCACCATCATCCAGAGCCTGCACAAGCTGGCGGCGGACATCGACGCAGCGGCCATCGAGGTCGAGGAGCAGATCGAGAAGATCAACAAGGACAGCATTCGACTCAAGAAGCTTCAGGAAATCTTCAAGGACTTGCAGGGATGACTACCATGAAAGAAACGACGCTCAAGGACATCATCGAGTCCCAGTTTAACCGTCAGAGCGATGTGCCCGTCTCGCCCACCAACCCCGGGCACTACCGCCAAGGCGAGATCGAGTGCATCGACGCACTGAAGGCGGCGACCATCAACAAGACCGGGATCGAGGCGGTCTGCACCGCGAACGCTATTAAGTATCTCTGGCGCTACGAGTCCAAGAACGGGCTGGAAGATGTTCGTAAGGCGCAGTGGTACATCAACCGGCTGATCTCGGAACTGGAGAAGAAGTGACCCCCGAGGCCAAAGTAAAGAAGAAAGTTACGGAGATCCTCAAGGAGTACGGGGCGTACTACTTCTATCCGGTGACGGGCGGGTACGGGATGTCGGGGATCCCCGACATCGTCTGCTGCTACAATGGTCGGTTCTTCGCAGTGGAATGCAAAGCCGGTGGCAACACGACGACCGCACTGCAAGACAAGAACATCCGGCAGATCAGGGAGTGCGGTGGCACCGCGCTGGTCATCAACGAACACAACATTGAGGATGTGCGCACATGGATGTCTACGCAATCGATTTCGAGACTTACTACGCCCCCGGCTACTCCCTGACTAAGTCCACGACCGAGGAGTACGTCAACGACGGACAGTTCGAGGTGATCGGTCTGGCAATCAAGAAGAACGACGAGCCGACCGAGTGGTTTAGCGGGGATGATGCAGAGGTCGCGTCCTTTCTTTCTGGATTCGATTTCTCCGGTGCCGCCATCCTGTGCCACAACACCATGTTCGATGGGGCGATCCTTCAGTGGCGCTACGGCATCAACCCCAAGCGTTGGCTGGACACGATGAGCATGGCGCGGTTCATGCACGGGGTGCACGACTCGGTGAGTCTGGCTGCGATGGCGCAGCGGTATGGGGTGGGCGAGAAGGGCGATGAAGTAGTCAACGCGATGGGTAAAAGGCGCGGAGACTTCAATAAATTGGAACTCGCTAAGTACGCGGAGTACTGCGTCAACGACGTGGATCTTACTTACGCTATCTACAGCGCCATGATCGCCAACGGATTTCCTACGAAAGAGTTGCGCATCATCGACCTGACCCTGCGGATGTATATACAACCCACGCTGAACATCGACTGCGGTGTGCTGACTGCGCGTAAGCAGGAGGTTGTGGAAGAGAAGGATCGGCTCCTCTCAAGTCTGATGCAGGAGTTTGGCGTGGAGAGCACCGAGGAAGTCAGGGCCGTCCTTGCCTCGAACAAGAAGTTCGCCGGATTACTGGAGAGTCGGGGTGTCAATGTTCCGATGAAAGTATCGGCGACGACTGGCAAAGACACTTACGCTTTGGCAAAGAAGGATCCCGGGTTCATCGACCTCGCGGAGAGCGAAGATGACTTCGTCTCAACGATCTGCTCAGTACGTCTGGATACCAAGTCGACCATCGAGGAGAGCAGGATCGACCGGTTCCTTGGCGTTGCCGAACGTAACGACTTCAAGCTTCCCGTCCCCCTGAACTATTGCGGTGCCCATACTGGTCGGTGGGGAGGTAAAGATTCCATCAACCTGCAAAACTTACCGAGCCGGAACCCCAAGAAGAAGGCGCTGAAGAACTCCATCACGGCACCGCCCGGACACGTCATCATTGACTGCGACTCTTCGCAGATCGAAGCGCGGATCCTTGCGTGGCTGGCTGGTCAGGAGGATGTGATTGAAGCCTTTGCCAACAAGCAGGACGTGTACCGGCTGATGGGTGCGGCCATCTACAACAAGGCTCCTGAAGACATCACGGGGCCGGAGCGTTCCCTGTCAAAAACAGTAGTTCTCGGTTGTTTAGCCGAAGGAACTCTTGTACTCTGTGAGAGTGGTTGGAAACCCATAGAGACCGTTACTCTGGAGGACAAGGTATGGGACGGCCAAAATTGGGTAGAACATCAGGGTCTGTTGAAGAAAGGTTTCAAAGAAACGCTGAATCTTTGCGGTGTTTGGTTGACTCCGGATCACAAAGTATTGTGCGGGAACGAATGGAAGGACGCGCAATCAGTGCACCTCGACGGAAACACCCTCTACCAGACATTGGCTACCGGAGCGGAAAGCTGGTCGTCACTGGCTATGTCGCGGGGCAAAACCGAGGGGTTCGAGCAATCATCGTACAGTGCGATTGCGGTAGACCCGAATATACCGTCGACCAGCACAACTTCAAGGATTTCAAAAGTACAAGGTGCAACCCTTGCGCTCTATCGAAGTCTCATGAAACTTACAGAAAAAGCTATTGGGTTTATGCCGACAGTTTGGCCGACGATGCACACAGGGAACGCCTTCTCAACCGCCTTTCGTCAGCCATTTCACGTTGCCACAACCCCAAGAACCGCGCATACCGCTCTTACGGTGGACGGGGGCTACACGTTTGCGAAGCTTGGCAAAATGATCGGCGAGAGTTTTTGCGGCATGTCCAAACCCTCGATGGGTGGGATCGGGCTGAGTATGAGATGGACCGGATTGACAACGACAAGGGGTACTTCCCCGGGAATATCCGATTTGTCTCCCGTGCCGATAACGTCCGAAACCGTCGAAAAGTTTCTGACCTACAATCAAAGATTCAAAGACTTGAGAAGGAACTTGCCGACTTACGATCTAGCCTTCTCCGGACCCAAGAATCGGTTCACGATCCTGTCTGACGCGGGGCCTATCGTAGTCCACAACTGCGGGTACGGCACGGGGTGGAAGAAGCTTCAGTTCGAACTGAACGCGAGCGGAGTGAAACTTCCCGAGGATGAGTGCAAGCAGACTATCAACGTCTACCGCCGCAAGAACAACCGGATCGTCGAGCTTTGGTATGAGGTCGACTCCGCTATCAAGCGGATGGTCGCAGGGAGGGAGTACAACTTTGGGACGAGGGACTGCTTCGTTTACGACACCGACGGGTTCTACCTCCCCAACGGGTACAAGATCCGCTACCCCGGACTGCATTTCCAACGCAAGGGCGAAGAGATTCAGTATTTCTATAAGGGACGCAAGGGTCTGACCCCGATCTGGTATGGCACAGTTGTGGAGAACGCGGTTCAGGGTTTGGCCCGTTGCGTGATCTCGGATCAGATGCTGCTAATATCCAAACGCTACCGACCCGTGCTGACGGTTCACGACGCTATTGCCGTTGTGGTTCCTGAAGAAGAGAAAGATGAGGCGGTGGCATTCGTCGAAGAAACAATGCGCCACGTCCCGAGGTGGGCCGAAGGCTGTCCGATCTCCTGCGAGTCAGGTGTCGGTTACTCTTATGGAGAGTGTTGAGATGGTTGTAGATTACGCCGAGGGAATCCTCAAGCTGAAGAAGTTGGTTCACGGAACCGAGCAGGCTATGTTGGAAGGGGATTGGGATACCGCGAGTAGGAACCTTCTTGAATCTGTGGTAGAAATCAGACTCCTGAAAGCGAACGTAGAACTGGTGAAAGAGAATGGCGGACTCCCCTACCAAACTGACGTGGAGCTTCAGCAGTCTTAAGCTTTACGAGAACTGCCCGAAGAAGTATTACCACCTCCGCATTCTCAAAGACACCACCGAGCCTGAAACCGAGGCGATGCTTTACGGTACTGCCGCCCACGAGGCGGCAGAGAACTATGTCCGCGATGGCACCCCTTTACCCAAGGGGTTTGTTTATATGCAGGATGTGCTCGACATTCTGCGCGAAGTCCCCGGCGAGAAGCTGTGCGAGTTCAAACTCGGACTCAAAGAAGATCTCTCCCCCTGCGAGTTCAACGATCCGAACGTCTACTTCAGGGGTATCGCTGACCTGATCATCTTAGACCGGGAACGTAAGCGGGCGTTTGTCATAGACTATAAGACCGGTAAAAGCGCGAAGTATGCGGACACTGGGCAGCTTGAACTGATGGCTCTGGCCGTGTTCAAGAAGTTTCCGGAGATCGAGCACGTTCGCGCAGGACTGATCTTCACCATTGCAAAAGCGTTCGTTCAGTCTTATTATGATCGTCGGGAACTCACTGGCTTCACCGAGAAGTTCTCTGACACACTGGCCCGACTCCGCAAGTCGATGGAAACCGGCGTGTTCAACCCGAAACCCTCCGGGCTGTGCCGCGCACACTGTTCTATCCTTGAGTGTTCCTATAACGGACGTCGATGATGGCGACTAAATCTAAGGTCAACGCAGCGGGTAACTATACGAAACCCAGCATGCGCAAAGCACTGTTCAACAAGATCAAGGCTGGCACCAAGGGCGGTGACCCTAATGAGTGGTCGGCCCGCAAAGCGCAGCTTCTTGCCAAGCAGTACAAGGCCAAGGGCGGCGGGTATCGTGACTGAGTCTGTAAAGACTTGTATCGGCTGCGGTGAAACAAAACCTATAACAAAATTCCGCAGGCGAGGCAGTACATCACCGCATCTATACAGAAGTTACTGCAAGGCCTGTCTCTACAAAAAACACAGGGACTGGGTCGAGGGTAATCCGAGCAGGATAGCCGAATACCGGACGAGAAATCCGTGGACAATGGCAAAGCGGTGCGCACGATACGGCATCACACCCGAACAGCTTGTAAGCCGGTATGAAACGCAGAAAGGTTGTTGCGCGATCTGCAAGATTAAGATCCCCCTGATGGACAGCGCAATTGACCACAACCACAACACCGGTGAATTTCGCGGCGTTTTGTGCAAGAAATGCAACCGTGCGCTCGGGATGTTCAGCGATAGTCCCACCGTTCTACGCAACGCTATAGAATATCTTGAAGCGTTTGGGAGTTATGGCGATGGTGACTAAGAACCCGCAGCAGTCGCTGAAAGATTGGACTGCGCAGAAATGGAAAACTTCTGACGGTACTCCGTCCAAGGGCAAGAAACGCTACCTGCCTGAGGCCGCATGGAACTCCCTGAGTCCCGCAGAGAAAGCAGCAACGAATCGTGCCAAGGCTGCGGGTAACCGCAAGGGCAAACAGTTCGTCGCACAACCCAAAGGTATTGCCAAGAAGACAGCGGGGTTCCGGTGATGGCTAAGCCCAGACCGTACAAGAAAGAGTACCAACAGCAGGTCGCCCGTGGTGAGCATGAGAACCGTATGGAACGGCAACGTGCCCGTCGCGAGATGGACAAGAAGGGTGTTGACCGCAAGGGTAAGGACATCGACCATGTCGTCGCACTGTCCAAGGGTGGTACCAACGCGCCATCCAACCTGCGGCTGGTCAAGCCTTCCAAGAATCGATCTTTTGCACGCAACAAGGACAGTTCGATGAAGCGTAACGGTTGACGTCGCAGTCTGCCGGATGTAGATTCGAGGTGTATCTCATGTGCGGCCCCCGTAAGGTGTGAGTGGGGGGAGCAGGGGGCTCGTCCAACACCCTCATCAAAAACCGCACCAGCTAGTACGGCTCTCGCTTAAAGGCACTCCTAGAGCCGGGAGCTAGCAGGGATAGGGTAGAACATTCGTGTTCTACCCTATTCGTCATTTTATGAGGCGACGAGACATTGGAAATCGTAGACGACAAAGCCCTCCTAGTACGAACTAGGAACCCGGCCAAGATCACAGAAGTTATCCCCAAGAGCGAGATCGTTGGTTCGCAGGACGGACTGTACGAAGTTCTTGTCAATTGGGATATCGATGAAGCACGGGTGCTGAATAACCTGCGCTACAGGAACGTACCTTCTCCGATCACAAAGCGGTACAAGTGGGAAGGTCTGTACAAGCCGTTCAAGCACCAAGAGAAGACCGCCGAGTTCCTCACCCTGAATAAACGGTGCTTCGTGTTCAACGAGGCCGGGACGGGCAAGACCGCAGCCACAATCTGGGCAGCGGACTATTTGATGAAAAAGAAGAAGATCCGGCGTGCACTGATTATCTGCCCGCTGTCGATCATGGAGTCTGCGTGGCTCAATGACCTGTTCCGGATCGCCATGCACCGCACGGCAGCTATTGCCTACGGGTCTGAGGTCAAGCGCAAGGCGGTGATCTCTGGGGATTACGAGTTCGTCATCATTAACTACGATGGCGTCGCTGTGGTCGATAAAGAAATCTACAACGGCGGGTTCGACTTGATTGTCTGCGACGAAGCCTCTGCCGTTAAGAACGTCTCCACCCAACGCTGGAAAAGAATCCACGGACTGCTCCGACCGGACACGTGGCTTTGGCTGATGACCGGCACCCCTGCTGCACAGTCTCCTCTCGATGCCTACGGGATGGCAAAGCTTGTCTCCCCCGAGCGGGTTCCGCGTACTTCCGGCGCGTGGAAAGATCTTGTGATGACTAAAGTCACGCAATTCAAATGGATCCCGAAGCCCCGTGCCAAGGAGATCGTCTTCCAAGCACTTCAGCCTGCGATCCGGTTCACCAAGGCCGAGTGCCTCGACCTGCCGGATGTGATGTACGTGACCCGCAACATCGAACTCACCTTGCAGCAGAAGAAGTACTACCAAGCACTGAAGTCGCAGATGCTGTTCGAGGCGTCCGGTGTGGAGGTGACTGCGATCAATGCGGCAACAAGTATTAACAAGCTTCTCCAGATCTCTGGCGGTGCGGTCTACTCCGATGAGAAGGATGTGCTGGAGTTCGACGTCTCACCGAGGTTGAGTGTTCTGAAAGAAGTCGTATCCGAGACAAATAACAAAGTTCTGGTTTTCGTTCCGTTCACGCACACCATTCAGGTGGTCACCGATTTCCTGAACAAGCAAGGGTTCTCGGCAGAGATCATCAACGGTGCGGTGTCCGCCTCCGCCCGGGGAGACATCTTCAAGAGATTCCAGAACCAAGTCGATCCTAAAGTTCTGGTCATCCAGCCTCAGGCTGCGTCGCACGGGGTCACCCTCACGGCAGCGGACAACGTGGTCTTCTGGTCTCCGGTCAACTCGGTGGAGACTTACCTGCAATGTATCGCCCGCATCGACCGCGTGGGGCAGAAGAACAAGATGACCGTTGTGCACTTGCAGGGCAGTGAGGTTGAGCGTCGGATGTACGCGATCCTGCGGGAGCGCAAAAACCTACATTCTGAAACGGTCGGACTGTACAAAGCCCTCATCTCCGGTTGACAAAGGCCCCATAGTCTATAAAATAGAGATCCCTTTGTAAGGAGTGCACAATGTCAGAGGCAACAACGGACTTCTCTCTTGAAGATCTGACCAAGGCGTACATCAAGATTCGTGAGGCTCGGGCGAAGCTGCTCCGGGAGTACGAAGCGGAAGACGCAGGGCTCGCGGGGCAGTTGGACATGATAAAGTCCGCGCTCCTTGGCTTCTGCAAAAGCGCGTCGGTCGATAGCGTGAAGACCAAGTACGGCACGGTGTCCCGTGTCATCAAAGAACGGTTCGAGTGCAGCGACTGGGATTCGTTCAAGACTTTCGTCAAGGAGAATGACGCACTGGAGTTGTTCGAGAAACGTCTGCATCAGACCAACATGAAGCAGTTTCTGGAGACCAATCCCGAGCTTCGCCCCCCGGGCATGAACATCAATCGGGAATTTTCAATTGTTGTGACCAAAAGGAAATCCAAGTGACCGACCTCGCTATTTTCAAAGGTGGCCTGCCCGCCTACCTCAAGAACGTCACCCTCGACGAAGACACCAAAGCTGTTGCCGGTAATGCCGGTGCCAAGCGTATCTCGATCAAGGGCAACGTGTTCCGCATGATCGTCGACGGCAAAGAGATCGCCGTTAATGAAGACCGCGCTATGGATGTGGTGGTCGTTCGGATGGCACACAAAACCTCGCGCACCTACTACGAGGGCTCTTACAAAGAGGGCGAGACCGTGCGCCCCATCTGCTGGTCGTCGGACAGCGAGAAGCCTGATCCCGCCGTGGAAGATCCGCAGGCCTCTTCCTGCGCTAACTGCCCGCAGAACATCAAAGGTTCTGGAGAAGGAGAGTCCCGTGCTTGCCGTTATAGTCACCGCCTTGCGGTTGCTCTGGCCGATGATCTGAATGGCGACGTGTACCAGATGGTGCTGCCTGCGACCTCTTACTTCGGCAAGGGTGAGCAGAACAAGTGGCCGTTCAAGCAGTACGTGCAGTACCTCGCTGGGCACAACGTGCCGGTCGGTGCAGTCGTTACTGAGATGAAGTTCGACACCAAGTCGCCTGTTCCCAAGTTGACCTTCCGTCCGACCCGTCCGTTGGAGCAGGAGGATTACGAGGCTGTTCGCGAACTCGGTGAGCGTCCCGCCGCTCTCGCAGCTATTCGTTTGACCGTGGCTCAGACCGATAAAGTTAAGGCTTTGCCGCCCAAGGCCAAGGCAGTTGTGGTCGAAGAAGACGAGGACGAGGCACCCGTCCGCCGTCAGGCTAAGCCCCGCGAAGAGCCCGTCATCAATAAGGATGACAAGCTCAAGTCCGCACTGTCCAAGTGGGCCAGCGACGAGGATGACGAATGAACGTCACTAAGAACAAAGCCCGGGGATATTCCAAGGCTACGATTGCACGGGTCATGGAGTCCACTGAGGACTCGATCAGCATGCGTCTTGCCAAAGCTTGTATCCGGGCGAACCTGCCTAGCAGCGAGATCGCGGAGCACCTCAACGTCACGAGGGCCTCCCTGAATTCTTGGTTCAAAGGCACGGTGATCCGCACGGAGAAGGCTGGTGCAGCGCACAAGTTGACGGAGATTATTATCCGGGACTTGGAGTCTGGAGTTCTTCCGGCTAAGGATCGAGAAACGGGGATCGACTACCTCCGTAGTTTGAGAATTTCGTAAGGGATTTTCCCGCCCCCCACAGGCCAGCCCCGTGCTGGCCTTTTCTCGCCCTGAGCCAATGATGAACTTCTACGAGACAGTGCTACCAGCACGGGGAGTGCATTGCGTAGCGGCAATTGATAAAAAAGGTATCGTAAAGCACTACTGGTTGCAGAGTGCGAAGGAGGTTGGCGAGAAGGTAGAAGAGATCGGTAATCAGGGGCGGAATGTTTATTTCGCGCTTGGCTCTTTCTTTGACGATAGCAAACGTAGTGCCGCTAACTGCCACTCGATGCGCAGTTTCTTCGTAGACCTTGATTGCAAGGGCGGTGATACCTACGAGTCCAAAGAAGCAGCCTTAGAGTCCCTGATTGGTTTTTGCAAGAAGGTGAAGTTCCCCCGCCCGATGGTCGTCGACTCGGGCAACGGGGTGCATGCGTACTGGCCTTTCGACGCGGAGATCGACACCAAGGATTGGGTGCAGGCTGCGAACAAGCTGAAGATGCTGTGCAGTCACCATAAGTTCATGATCGACCGGAGCGTCACTGCTGACGCCGCGCGGATCCTTCGTGCACCGGGTACCCTGAACTACAACTCAGACGAGCCCAAGCCCGCAGAATTACTGACCGAAGTTGTAAGTTATGACTTCGAGAGACTCAGCGGCATCATCAACGCCGAGTGCGAATCCGCAGGTATCGGTATGGGGCCCGACCCCATCCTCGCGAAGGCCCACAAAGGCTTGGACGAGAACAGCCGTGCGTTCCTGAACGCCAGTAATTTTGAGAGCAAGTTTTCCAAGATCGTCATCAAAAGCATCAAGGATGAGGGTTGTGCACAAATCAAGAAAGCCGTCGAGTCCCCGACTACTTGCGACTATCCACTGTGGCGAGCTTGTTTATCTGTCGCCGTCCGCTGTTCTGATGGCGCTACAGCCATACACAGACTTTCGGAGGGGCACCCCGAATACTCCTTCGAGGAAACCGAGCGCAAGGCCGCAGATACCGCAGGGCCCTACCGGTGTGAGAGCTTTGAAGAGAGCAGTCCCGGAGGATGCGATGGATGCCAGCACCGGGGTCAAATCACTTCGCCCATCCAGTTAGGTCGTACGTTCAAGAAGCCTGAACCCGTAGTCGAGATCGAAGAAGGAGAAGAGGGAGAAGCACCCGTAGTCCACCGGAGGTCTAAAGAGTTTCCGCCTGACCTGTTCCCGTTTGTTCGGGGTGCGAATGGCGGCATCTACTGGATGCCTCCCGTGGAATACGACAAGAAGACCAAGAAGAAGATCGAGCAGGACCCCGTACTTGTCTATGAACACGACATCGAGATTGTTGATCGGTCGGTGAGCGCCAAAGACGGAGAGTGCCTGCTTGTACGCCTGCACCTTCCTATGGATGGGGTGAACGAGTTTTACGTCCCGCTCAAGGACGTTGTATCAATTACTGAGCTTCGCGAGATCTACGCAAAGAATGGCGTAGCCGCACTTCCCAAACAGATGGAGAAACTTATGGAATACACCACTAAATGGACCGGCTTCTTGCAGAAACAGAAGGCCGCTACGAAGATGCGCGACCAACTTGGATGGACGGACAATATGGAGTCCTACATCTGGGGCGAGGAAGAAATCTTTCCGGATGGTTCTAGCTTGCGTTGCCCCGCCTCGCCCACGAGCCGTATGCTGGCGGCATTCCAGAAGCCGCAGGGGTCGTTCGAAGCATGGAAAAAGTCGTTCAACCGATTCAATCTTCCCGGTTTCGAACTGCACGCCTTCGCTGCGCTGGCTGGCTTTGGCTCCGTGCTGATGCCCTTCACCGGCCTGAATGGTATCGCGGTTAATCTGTTCGGTAAGGCAGGTTCCGGCAAGACCTCGGCGATCCGCGCAGCGATCAGTATCTGGGGCTCGGACAAGGCGATGCTCGCTGACACTACGCTGATTGCTGCTCGGCAACGTGCTGCTGTGCTGAAGAACACCCCCCTCGGCATCGACGAGGCGACGAACAAGAAGGGTCATGAACTGTCTGAGTTCATCTATCATTTCTCTTCGGGTAAGACCAAAGGCCGGATGCAGTCCTCGGCAAATATCGAGCGTGAGCACTTCGAAGACTGGTCGAGCATGGCCCTGCTCAGCGGGAACGCATCGATCTACGACAAGCTGGCTAAGTTCAAATCGCAGACGGACGGAGAGACGGCACGTCTGATGGAGTTCCAAGTCTTCAAGCCGAGCATCCTTACCAACGACGCAGTCGGCGCGGAGTTCTTCAAGCCGCTGACGGAAAACTACGGGCACGCTGGTCCGGTGTTTATCCGCTGGGTGCTTGCGAACAAGGAGAAGACCGAAGAGTTGATCAACCACTACACGATGCGTTTCCGCAAGGACTTTAAGTCTGAGTCGAAGGATCGGTTCTGGTCGAACGGTGTTGGCGTCACGATGGCAGGCGCTCACATTGCCAGAGATCTCGGCTTGCACGACATCGACATCGAGCGGATTTACGAGAAGCTCCTCGAAGAACTCACCAAGACCGCCAAGGCTACTTCGGACATCATGGGCACGGCCTTCGACGTACTGAACGAGTTCTTGATGCAGCACACCAGCAACACGCTGGTGATCAACAGCGAGCGTGGAAAGATCTCGCTTCCGATCAAGACGCCTACTTCCTACGAAGGTCTGACTGTCCGCTACGAGCCGGATACCAACACCACCTACGTCATGCAGAAGGTTCTCTCGAACTATCTGACGGATATCCAGTTCAGTCGGAGGGCGTTCGAGGAAGAACTCACCACCAAGGGTATTCTCGTGAAGACTCGCTTCTCGAAGCGGATGGCAGGTGGTTGGGAAGGTGCTGTCGAGTCTTCCGTGCAACCGACCTACAAGTTCGTTCTGCCTAAGAGAGATGATGAGTAAGACCCGTGTTGAAGAACCGGTCTGGCGGTTTCCGTTTATTGGTATGGGTGTCGGAGAGAGCTTCTTCATCCCTACCAACAGCACGGAGTTCCTGACGTATAAAGTCAGGACCGCCGCGAAAGAATTCGGGATAAAGGTTGTTATAAGAACACGAGTCGAGGAAGATATCCTCGGAATACGTGTCTGGAGAATGGATTGATGGACGAGAAGTTTATTGAACAGGCAGAGGAGAATGTTCGCCGTGCGTTGGACGCCAGCATCTCAAACATTCGCAACGCGCCAAGACTCCCGGCAGTAGGTTACTGCCACAACTGTAGTGAGCCCTTGGATGGCGCGAAGCTCTTCTGTGATGCCGACTGCAACTCCGACTGGGAGCACCGCAAGCGGATGACTACCTTGCGAGGATCTCTTTAAGCTCCAGCGTCATCTCACGCATGGCTTCATTCTGCTCTTTGCGGTTCTGCTTCAACGCCTCCTGACGTTCGGCAGGGCTGTCCGCCAACTCCGTGCGGATTTTGTTAGCTTCTGCTCGGAGTTTTTTAAGCTCACCGCCTTCAAACTTGTTCAGGATCTTTACCGCGTCCTCGCGCTCCGGGTATTTGTCCAAGTACGCATCCATCTGCTCCTCGCGTCCATTCCGCTCATAGGTCTTGATGGCACTCTCGTAGCCTTTGACCTGTTTACGGACTTCGTCAAACTGCTGGTAGTCGTAGTTCGCCGAGGTGCCTTTGAACCCGGCAAAGATCATTGACGCCTTGACAGCATCAGGGGTCTTCTGTCCGTCGAACATGGCATACCGCACCGTATCGTCAATGGCCGTGCCGACCTTGTAGATCGCAGACAGATAGTTATTCATGAAGAAACCAATACCTGTCGGGCTCAGAATCTTCTCGACTTCTTCGTTGGGCGGCGAACCAGTACCCAGCGTGTATGCGTCATAGAGAGCGCGGCTGAACTGATTGATTGATTCCGGCACGTTCTCTTTCGACAGGTACGCGGGCGAGTAGCGGCTAAACGTGGAGTTGAAGATCTCCCGGTCAAGCGAGTCCCGATTAAACGCATACTGGAGCAGGGGACGAGCAACCGACGGCGCGAAGGAGTCCACCACTGCCTGCACAGGTTTTTCGAAGAAGTTGATCTGCGAGAACGGAAGTGGGAGGAAGCCCTCACGCAGTGCCGACGATGAGTTCGAAAGGAAGTCACCCATGCCGTTGCGACCGTGGAGCAGCATCCAGACCTGTGCCCCGACAGAAGCAATCGTCCCGATGCCGAAGCCCCAAGGAACCTGAATCGGGTTCTCCATACCGGGGAGATGAATCCGCCAATTACGCACCCACCGATCCGGATCATCAGTCTCCGTCCGGTTGCGGCCTTCTTCGTCATCACCCGAGAGCAGATGCGACAGCGCAGCGATGGTGTAGCCCATGCCGAGAGCTAAGATCGCAGTCCGTTTCCCGTGCTTACCCTTCATCAGAGCGTCGAGGGCCCGGACAGCGCCGGTGGCAGACGGGCGGAAGAACATGAACAACGCGCCGAGTGTTTTACCTTGCAGTCCAATGTTCTCGAAGTTAGCAAGGTTTTTGGCGTAGGCAATGGCACCGCGCTTGTCGTTCTTAAACTCAGGGATAGTCCGCGCTGTACGGAAGGCAGATACCCGCGCAGCCAACTCAAGGCCGTCGGTGATGGGAGTGATGAGGCTGTCGAATTGCTTCAACGTGCGGACGACGCGGTTGGGGCCCAGCCGGTTATACGTCGCCTCTTCCTGCTTCTTGGTAGACAGCCCCGACATATACGAGACCTTGCCACCGATGTTGACGTACTCAAGCGCGTCTTTGTACCAACTGTCTTTCTCGGCAAGTTTATTCAGCGCCTCGATTGAAGCCTTGTCGCCTTTCTCGTAGATACGGATGAAGTTCATTGCCTTCGCCGTAGCCTTGTTATCTACGAGATCGCTGGCAACCTGCCAAAGATACTTGCTTGCTTTTCCGTGCTCAGCAGCAAACACGAAGCTGTTGGTCAAGATGTCAACGACGAAGTTCTTAGTCCAGAACGACGGGTTGTAGCGAGTGAATCCGCGACCAACGAAACTTGTGACCGAGTTGAGTCTGTCAATCAGCGGGTTGGAGTTCTGGTAAACCTCACGGATGGCACGTGCCAGATCTTTGTTGTCGATCCGGATGACGTCCACTTTCCCGTCGGGCCCGTAGTGGTACACAACATTGTCTTCGCGCGGCAGCTTTTTGTTCTCGATGAACCGCTCCAAGAACGTCGACGGCCCCTTCTCTTTCCTCGCGTTCTCAGGCTTGTTGATGGAGCCAGCCACGTAGCCTTTCTCGACAAGGTTCTTGATGATCTGGGTCACTTCCGTCCGCGACGGACGGGTTGCCGCACGGGTCGCTTCAGCAAACGAACGGAAGACCGCATTCTCAGCAGCGGTAGTACGGCCCTTCGTCTTGGTTTCAGCCTGCACCAGCGCACCCGTCACAGGGGGCTCGGCCTCGTACTTCTCGAAGGTATCTTCCGGCTGATACTTGGTCGGTGCTCCGCGCAGAGGGACGTAGTTCCGCCAGCCCCGGGCCTGCATGAGCATGTCAAGTTGAGGTGACCCGTAGTTGGCTTCGCGGTTCAGCTTGATCGTGGTCGTTTCCAGATCCTTCTGAAGTCTTCGCGCCTCCCCGTACAGCTTCTTGATCTCGGGGTTCTTGCCGAGATAGGCATCCATCTCAGAGATGATCTTATTCGCGAGATCCACGTCAAGGTCAATCTCGGACCCATCGTCCGTACGAATAGCGGCAACCTGAAACTGGGAAGAGTTGATGTCCTGAAGTCTTCCAACATCGTCCGTGAGGACAACTTCTTCGATCTTCTTGTACAACGCACGGGCTTTAGCCGGAGTCATTTCGTCCGGGATGAGACCAAGCAGGTCGGCATCAGCAGCGACCACATCTTTCTTGATCTTAGCGAGTTCGGCCTTGTCCGCAGCGATAGCACGGAACAGCACCTCACGACGACGGGTGCCAGCGTCAGAGAGTTTTGCCCGCTCGAAGAACTTGGAAAGGCGACGCTCGACAGAAGTCATTGCGGCGTAGTACCGATCCATCTGAGCCAGAACTTCGTCCAGATCAACGCCTGACTTCTTGGCAATGTCTTCCAGCACGTTCTGGTACTCGTGGATGATCGGATCCACGGTTTGTCTTGCTAGCGCGTCAGAGGCAGACCCTTGCAGAGTGACCGCATCGTTCAGGGCGTATTCCGGGCTAAGCACTCCCTTCTTACGGAGAGCCTCTTGCAGGAGGAGGATCGGGCGCTGGGCGTTCTGTGCGAAACGGATCAGCTTGTCCTTCTTACCCATCGAGATGTCGATGGTGTTCTTGATCCGCTCAGCCTCAACCGCTTCCCGAGCCTTTTGCTTCTCGCTCTTCTCTTTCTTCGTGCCAACCGCAGGCTCAGTAACTTTCGCCTCGATCTCTATCTCTTTACCACCGATCTTGATCTTCTTGGCTTCGGCAGGTGCATAGGAGACTTCTTTGCCCCGCATTGATTTAGTCGGCGCAGAGATAAGGTTATCGATGGAATCGACAACCTGCGGAAAAAGGCTAGTATCAGATGGAATACCGAGAAGTTTAGCTATCGATTGGGCAAGATCTCTTACAAATTGGAAAGGTCTGACCGGAACACTAATGACGCGCAAGCGAGCCTGAAACTCAGGATTACTCATCGCCTCTGCCGCGAACTCTTTTAGACTTTCAATATCGAACTCAGAACCCAGTTTACTTTTGGCAATCTCGTGTAGATTTTTGAGTTTAGCCAGAGCTACTTTTTTCTCTTCTGAAAGTTTTTTCGGGTTGTCGATTATGTGGTCGAGTGCGGCATGAATAAGCTCATGTATGGCGACAGCGTTACTAAAACCGTCCTTAGCAAAAGTAATAGTTCCATCCTCGCCAGCGTTGGGGTCAAATTTAGCGGGACGTCCATTTTCAACCTCTCCGTCAAAAACGATAGAAGTCTTAAGTCCGAGATCGCTGATACGGCTGAGAATCAACGCCTCTACCGTAGATTTGTTTTTACTCTGTATAAGTTCATCCAGCGCCTGTGATTCTGCGATCTTTCCAGCAGGATCCTTGGTTTCCCTCGTGCGTTTAATCTTTTCCGCAAAATCAGGTTTGCTACTGGTAAATATGCGCTTTATAAGCTGATCAACATTTTCAGCGCGGATTTTTTTAGTTCCAACTCCTTCGTCCGACTCAACAACTTTTTTACGTCCGCCGGTTCGTTTAGCCTTACCCGTATCAGATTCTCTACGCTGAGACTCGATCTTTTCCAATCGGGTCTGAACTTTTTTAGCGGTGAGGTTAATATCGTTAGCGGTTTTAGCCCCGAGATTACTCCGCACCCACGTCACTGCCGGAGCGATATTCTTACTAGCAGCACCCGTCAACGCTTCCGGATCGGCAAGATCAAATGCCATAGCACGGATGATGTTATCCGTACCCATTCCCATCTGAGAATTGGCAAGCGCAGCGTACCAACGAATCGCGCGTTGGGGTTCAGTAAGTGATGCGACAGGGAGCTTTTGAAGCTTCTCGATCTTGGACGCGAGCTTATTCGTATCGTATTCGAACTCGACGGGCCCTACGGTATCTTTATACAGAGTATTTAATCTACTAGTGTCGAGCTGACCTCTGTCATTTTTATACTGCGTAGGCTCCTTGCTTTTCTCTCCGCGTTCGGGCACTGAATACGTAGGCAGAGCTTCAAGCTCTTCAAGAGATTTAGTCGGGACGGTTTCAGAGTCGTCCATGCCCCGATACTTACCAGCCTCACCCTGCACTTTTCGGGCGGAACCTCTCTTCGGCTTGCCCTGCGGGGCTCTTTGCCCCTGCTCGCCGGTAACAACCCAACCTTCGCCCGTAGCAGTCAGTGAAGGAGGCTCTCCTCCTTCTCCTCCAGTAGGTTCTCCAGTGCCGACGCCAGCTTCACCCAGTCCTTCGGTCGCAGATGTTTCAACTCTTCCGGCACCGGTACCCCCACCGGGCTCTCCAGCCACTGAAACGCCAACTCCACTTCCTTCAGCGACAGTTCCAGTTGGGGCATTTTCAATTACCTCGGTTGGGGTAGTACCGGGTGCTGTTGCTGCGGCATCGGCGGAAGGTGTTTCCGGTCCTTTTTCTTCTGCTTGCTGGGCTTGAGTGGTTTGAGCGACATCTGTAGCGGGGGTTTCAGCAGTGGATGTTTCAGTAGTAGGCGCTTCAGCCGTAATCTCGTCAGGGAGTTTGCCTTCTTCGACAGCCTTCTTTTCAGCCTCGGCGACTTCGGCAGTGGCTTTGTCAGCCTCTTCTTTTGCAGTCCTCGCTTTGGCCGCAATGTCTGCGATCCGGGCGGTGGCGTCGGCCTGATCTACTTCTTCAGGTGTTACGTCACCTTGGTCTTGCGCGGTTTGAATCGCGGTGTCAGTAACTTCCTTGGCGGGGTCCGCCTCAGGAGTAGGGGCAGTCTCAGGCGTACGGAAAGCACGACTAACCGCACCAGAGCCAGCACCAGCCAGACCACCAAGCACGGCACCTTCAGCGCCAGCACGACCGACGCCACGAGACAGCGCGATACTCGGGTCAACCTCACCGGCAGCGATATTCTGGTAAAGCTGACCGGCTATGCCCGTGCCACCTTCCTCGGCGGCTTCACCCAGAGCAGTGCGGCGAATACCACCTTTACCAACACCCAGAAGACTCTTTTCAGCACCCGGCAGAATTGCGCCAAGTGCAGCGGTAGTAGCAGCCTGTTTGGCAGTGGCGGCGCGTGCAGCGGAGACGGCGCGGCGTTTGGCTTCTTCAGGAGGGGTCTTGCGGGCGAGTTCGAGGCGCAGTACTTCTTCGTAGACTTCCTGTCCAGTAGATGTACCTTCTTGAAGTGCGCTTGTGCCGACTGCACCGACTGCTGCGCCTCGCACTGCGCCTTTCTTAAGAGCCTCTTCGCCTGCCCCCTTGGCAAGCGTCTTGACCGCAGCCTTACCAGCAAGAGCACCAATACCGCCCGTACCAACCGCAGCGACGATGTCGGGGATCAGTTCGACGAGTTTGAGCGCCGTAACCGACGGGTTGATCGCAAGCTGCTTCAGCGTCTCAACAGCTTCGCCACTGACGCCGCCTTCCTTGCTTGCCTTAGAGATCGCTTGATCGATCAGGTACTTCTTGTACGTGACTTCCGGCGTCTCTTGCTCGCGGGCGTACTCCCGCATGCGCTTGACCACCCCGGACAGGGGAGCGTTTTCGTAGTCACCCGTAACGGCACCGGTAAGACCGGGAACGATCCCAAGAGTGTTTGCAACCCCCGCGATACCCGCAGACAGGATGTTGGAGCCCTTGGTCGCCGCTTCCTTCTTGATACCGTGCTTGCCAGCAAGCTGCGCAATAGTTAGTCGACGAGCAACCTCGGGGTCCATCCCCTCGGGAAACTCAACATAATTACCGTCAGGAAGCTGGAAGAAAGGCATTTTTTACCTCACCGAAGTGGGGTAAGTATACCGTCGGCACCGATTTTAGCCACAGCACCACCCGGAGGCGGCGAAGCGCCGCCCCTATTAGGCTCGGGAGTGCCTTTACCGGCACCGGATTTTTCTTCGAGAACAGCAACACCCCTAGCCGCCAGATCCGCATCCACAAGCGACCGCGCCTGTGCGCGGAGGATTTCTCGCACCGCCTTAGGATCGGGTTTACCATCAGGAGTTACCTGCTTGTTTTCCACAGCCAGCTTTTCGGCGGCTCTTACATCTTTGCGACTATCAAAAAGTTTAGCGGATTCACGCTGGACGAGCGACGCGTACTGGGCGGATTTAATAGTATTGGCACCGCCACCGCCACCGCCGCCACCACGAGCATCGGCTCGAATTTGTGCTGCTTTAATAGCAGCCTCGTACCGATTTCTATCAGCTTCTTCTTTCCGGGCCGTTTCAGCAGCGGCTTGTTCAGCGCGTTTCCTAGCGACGAAACTATCGATATTGGCTCGGATATCTTCTTTTTCTCGACGGGTGAGATCACGTCCAGCTTGGGTATAGAGGCGGCTTGCATCTTTACGTGCCTGACGTTGGCTCTCTTCATGCCTGAGCGCGTCTCTGAGATTGCCAGCTTCGCGGGAGGACTCGGCCTTGATACCTTCCATCTCGGCTTCGGCGTGTTTCTGCTCCGCCAACTTCAATCCCGCGATACCTTTCTCGTACTTGCTCATCCCGCCAATGATCGCTTCGGCAGTACCCGCAAGACTTCCGGCAAATCCAGAGCCAATAGGTTGCCTCTTGGTAAGCATCTCAAGATACGAAGCGATCTCAGCCTGATCTCTAGCCCTCTTAGTTTCGCCTGCAACATCGGGGCGGGACCGCGCGATCAACTCTTGGAGACGCTTATTGTAGGGATCAGTGATTGCACGGGCTTGTTTGAGGTAATCCTCACGCAGTTGCCGAGCTTCTTCCGGGGAAAGCTCACTTGGGGCTTCGCCCAGCGCTGCTCGCTCCCTTTCGTAATCTCTTTTGATCTGGGCCTCCCTAAAGACCCTTTCTTGTTCCGGGGTAAAAGCCAGCCGTCTTTCAATCGGCACGTCCTCTTCGCCTTCGTATTCCGCTCCGGGTGGAACAGAAATAAAACCAGCGCCACCCGTCGACCCGCCACCAGCGAACGAAACAATCCCGCCACCAGCGTAGGACTCTTCTTCCATCATGCCGGGGACTTGGAGTTCACCGATACCGCTATTGTTTGCGTCGAGGATCTGTTCAGCAACCGTCGGCTGCTTCTGCGAGTCGGGCTGGCCCGCCATCATGTTCTTCTGGAACACGTCCCGGATTTGCTGCCTACGCATCATCTCGTAAAGAGCAGGCGTAGCAGAAGTCAGATTCAAAGCGCTGATCGCCGACATATCCCCCCGACGTGCAGACTCGACCAGATTCTGAAGCTGATCGTCGGACAGACTTTTTACGTTATCGAATGCGCTGGTGATCATACAAACCCCGTCAGAAGGGCATAGAGCCGGGCATGATATTACCGGCGAAGATATTATTCAGAGCGTCAGTTTGCAGCCCAGAAAGTTCGCTGCCAGAAGCCATACCGTCGCCAAACAAACTGCCGATCCCACCGCCGCCAAACGCCTTACCCAGTAATCCGCCGATACCCGCACCGATAGAGCCATAGTTAGGAGCAGTCGGCTGGCCTGAAGGAGCGACTCTACCGAAAAGCTTCGCATAGTCTTCAAGCGCCTGCTGCGGGTAGGAGAGCCTTCTTTGTTCAAGCTCCTGTTGCATCCCACCAGCTTTAAGCAAGTCACCAAGGATGTTCCGCTCTGCGCTAAACCCGAACCGATCCGAGAGATCTTGCAGGTACTGGCGCTGCTGCTCCTGACCCGCCTCAAACCCGAACTGCTTCTGCGCAGCGTCAAACGCGGACTGAAGACCTTTTGCTTCGATATCGCCCAGCCCTTGCTGACGATTCCTTTCCATCTCGGCTTCAACCAACCCCTGCCGGGAACCACCAAAGGCACCCTGACTTACGGCTTTTGCCGCTTGTCCCTGCGCGGCGATATCAGCCTGCCTACCGAACTCACGCTTCGCGATATCGGTCACTCCCCGCTGGTACGGGGACATGAACTGCTCCATCACGCCGGGGTCGGTGAAAGACTGCCTCGTGTATTCCGCAGGGGTGTAAGCCAGCGAGCCGATGCCTTCGAAGGCCCTCTGCTGGAGGGGGGTAAAACCCGCGATAGCTTCGTCAACACCGCGCTCTGAAACCGCTTTGCCGCGATTCAGGATGTCCATACGTTGGTTAGCGTACGGATCTTGAGCGGCTTTACTCTTACGACCGAAAAGACCACCGATAATCTGCCCAGCAGCCGGAAGAAGCATCTGATACATATTATTTCCTTACGCCGGAAGAAACTTCTCGGCTTTGATCTGCTTGCCCTGCTTGTGGTTACCTGTCCGAGCTTTACGGATACGGTCCATCATGGCGTGGAGCTTTTTGGCACCTGCGTTGGAAGAACCATTACCAATGTGGCTCACAACGTCCGCCGGGATTACAAACTCACCGTCAGCCAACCGGGCTTCCTGCATCCCATCGATATTGGCCTTGATGTTATCACTCATGCCGTCCCCGGGGCCACTCAAATATTGACCACCCGCACGGTACTCCCGGGGGCCAAGACCCGAAATGCCACCACCGGCAGCAAATTCCTGAGCTTCTGGCTGACCCTGCGAAGATAACAACGCAACAAGTCCTTCCAGACGGGGGTCATACTCATCCTCGCCAATACCGAGAATCCCGCGAGCCATAGCAAGCGGGTCAGACCCATTCAAGCCCATGATCCCTTCGTAAGAATCCATATTAGTTCCGGTCCATCTCGATGTAGGACATATAGAAGTCAACAGTAGCCTGACTGCTGCTAACTTTCAACACGTCAGCGGTCTCCATAACGAACGGCACGCCACTGAAGATATCCATCGTTTGATTCGGAGGCAGAGAGTAATTACGCAAGGCCGCGTATCCGGTCGCTCCACCCCCCGGGTACGCAGTGACAGCCAGCGAGGTAGCAGAGGCACTGCGGTTCGTCACCCGCAGAGAAGACACGATGGTGGTGTTAGCCGCAGGCACCGTGTAGATCGTCGTCTCAGTCGCGGCGGACGGAGTCAGATACTTGCGTAGATACTTGTTAGCCACGATCAGTTCGCCGAGACAAAGTTAGCGGTAAGGATCACTGACGGGATAGCCGGTCGCGTGGGCGAGGTGTTTGAATCGTAGTGCTCAAGGTAAACATCCAGACTGTCAGACCACCACGCAATCTCAAGATAGTCCGTGAACGGGTCGTTCACCGTAAAGATTCCGGTAACCGCCGGGACGATATGTGCCCAGTTCGTCGAAGTTTTACGCGCAGGGATGTCAAACCTAGTGTTGCTGGGGTTGATGTTTGATCCGTTGCTTTTGGCCCAAACCTCGAATTCAGCGGCGGTATTACCCCGGTTAGTCACCTGTAGGGTGAAGGTAATCAGATACTGACCTGCGCAAGGAACCTTGATTCGACTGCCGCTCTCGAAGGTAATACCGTAGGATATCGGAGCGCTGTTGTACGTCAGGAGGTTTTCCCCGGTGATGCTCGCATTAGCCTGATCCACATCAGACATCAACATCCCGTTAGGGAGAATAATACCGTTACTGTTCTGGAACCCCCGAAGCCCGCCTGCAAACCCACCCCCCGCACCGCTGACCGCAGCCATCCACTGCGCTGATGCAAGTTGGTTCTCTACAGGGTTAGGGCTGTTAACGAGATTCAGGTGGTTAGCAAGGGTTTGGATAAGCTGGTTGAAGTACGCACGGTCATAGTTGGCGGGCGGTGTCGGGAAAAACGGGACGCTAGTTCGGGTCATACCTTCTTACCGTCCGCACGGATATCGATACGGGGGACACCCAGTTGCCAAGCGGTGCCGACGGTGGTGCTCTCGATCCTGAAGGCCATCTGACGCCCACGGGCCCGGACATAAAGCAGCTTGGTGTACTGCTCGACGGGGTAAGCCGCAGACCGCTGAACGGACTGAGGAGTCTCCGAGATATACGCCGCACCCGACTCAGAGCGGGGCTTGAGCACCAGCGTGACTGAAGGCGAAGCCGCCGTGGAGCCCGAGAACGTCAAGTCCGGGATGATCCTGCTGACAAACGAGAAGTCATCGCCGTCGGCGATATCGAAGTCAGAAGACTCGATGTGAGCGCTAATTGCAACCGGGCTCGCACCGGACTGATCGTCCGAACCGTACTCGTGGTAGAGGACTTGGTTGGTCTCAACGGCCATCGGGTAGTCGCGAATCCCGCTATCAAGCCAAGCAGTACGGCTCATGTTGCCGTAAGTCCACACTTGGTCGAGGTGGTTGTAGACCACGTACCGGTCGATCTCCGCAGCGTTGGCAGAGCAGTAGAACCACCAGATCTCGCTGAAGCCCTCGTTGGTGCCGCAGATCACCTTTTCGAACTGAAGCCGGTCGATGTCGTCGAAGACATACTTACGAACCGTGCAGGCGAGGGTGTCGGCCTTACCAGAGTAAATGTAGAACTTGTCCCGGCCCATCCAGTAAGTGACGTTGTTGACTGTCGTCATGCACTGGGGAGACGCAATCGAGATGTTCTCGGCGGCGAGGGTCAGACTCCAGACGTAGGGGGGCCCAACGTACTGCATGGAATACAGAGCCGAGTCGGTCCAGACGTTGACTTCCTGCTTGGTCGATATCGCCCCGATAATTTTAGTTCCCGACGAAAGGCGAATACTTCCAGCCTGATTCGTGATAGCAGGAGTCCAGACATCAAGCCGTTCTTGGTCAGACCAGCGAATAAGCAGGGGATCTGCCGTCATCGACCCAATCGGGTTAGCACCGAAAACGAGGATGAACCGCGTAGTGTCAGAAACGAGAAGTTCTGCCTGCTTGATCGGCGCGTTAAGCTCAGACGGGTTAATGGACTGGACGTAATCGGTCAGGCGAACACCACGATTGGCGAAATTCGCGGGCAGGTTACTCGCGTCCCAGTAGTAGATGTCGCCGCTACGAATGCCGAATAGTAAGTTCTGGCCGTAGTTGTGCGCGTCCCAGATCCGCAGGGTGCTTGTGACACCGGTATAGACGTCGCTTGAGATACCCCAGCCAGTATCACCCCAGTTACCTCGACCCCATCCACCGGCGCTGTAAGTGTAATTAGGGCCCGTCGGGACATCGTACTTGGCGACAACAGCACTGCCACCACCAGAAGTAGAGCTAGTAGCAGGAGTATTGACGACAATAGAGTACGAGTTTGCATTGATAACGGTGATATAGAACGTCTGGGGCGAGTTAATACTCGCAGCGGGAATCCCGCCAAAAGTAGTCGCACCGGAGAAAGTGACGTAATCGCCCGTCGTCCCCCCGTGCGCGGTATGCGAGACAGTAAGCGTGGTACTGCCAGAAACAGCGGTGAACGGATCTGTACCCAGCGTTACCGTGGCGCGAAGCGGGGTGATGTCGTAATAGGTTCCGCCATTCTCAACATAGTATTTGAGATTGGTGCCGATCCCGAGCAGGTTATAACCCGCGACGTTAGCCCAGTTCCACATCGAACGGGCAGTGCCAAGAAAACTTCCGGTGACCCCGAGGTAATTAGAGAACGAGACCCAGCCGCCGATCTTCTCAGGCAGGCCGTAACGGAAGCGAACCTTATCGCTCTCGTACCAGCCACCTTCACCGGCATACGAGGTTAGCTCTCGGTTGACCCCCGGTTTGAACGGAATTTTTCTGAACGGCATGATTACTTTGTGACCGCTTTCAGTTTCTCGACTGTTCTGAGACCACCGATGCCCAATAACCCGGTTACGACCACCCAGAGCAGATCCAGATTCAATTCAGGCGGGGCAGGCCAGCCACGAATAGCACCGACCCAAGCCAGCATCGGCTGACCAATAGTAGCGTAGAGAAAGCCCGCAGCGCCACACCAACCGAACGCGGGACGCCAACCGGCCACAAAGATACTGGCGTGAGTTGCCTCACGCGCATTGATTTCAAGTTGGGCAATGGTCTGCTTCAGTTCACCCTCAGCGGCCATGCGGATCATTTCCATTTCCGCTTCGCGCTTCTTCTCAGGATCGGGAACAAACCGATCCAGCAGGGTTTTGCCGACTTCAAGGATTGGGCCGAGGATCAACGGGTTCATGGCATCTCAATCAGGTCAGCAATTCGATTAGCCCATCCGGCGCTGAAACTCGGCCAGTTCTTCAGTTTCGTCATGAACCGCAGGCGCTGGGCAATGATCCTGTTACGCAGCGTGTTGGCATTGACCGTATACGCAGCACCAATCGTAACTGGCCCGATAACCCCGTCCGCCTTAACACCCAAAGCCCGCTGAAGCCAAATCACCGATTGGGTAGGGCCTGAATTTACCGCCCCATCAAACACCACGTATCGCACAGCCAGAGGCAGTTTTTCTGCGGAGATCGGGTTCCAGTAGCGTTCGAGGTAAATGCGCTTTGCCAAATCCAGCGGCAGTTCACGCATATCACCTCGATAACCAGCCTCCCTAGCAACCGCCTCAGTTATTCCGAAACGGGTCTTACCCCCGGGATCATCCCAATGGTCAGAATAATCGCCCTCGTGCCCAAGCAGGGTTCGGAAGGCGGCATCGAAATCCATCTCAGTAGGCGTCTTTGGCAAACACGTTAATGAATACCGTACCGTCCTCAAGCGCTTCGATTTCGTGCCACTCGTTTCCGACAAGGTTTACCGGCTGAGTATCTTTGGTCATAACCAACGATTTGTTTTCTTTGCGAACGATACAACTGCCCGCAGTGCAGATCGTCAGATGTGAATAAAGATGCTCGTGCTTCGGTAAACCCTGACCCTTATCGGCGTGGTAGATATTCAGCGTAGTGTTGTTTTGAGTAACACTAAACCGAGGGAAGATACTCTCGATCACAGGGTTTGTGCGCCTTCAACAACAGGCGACGGGGGCGGCGGGAAGGGTTTGAACGACTGATCTGACGGGTCGTACCAAACTTGATCGGCCACAGTTCCATCCGGGCACGGCGTCCAAAACAGCCAATCCGCAACCTGAAACGTCGCGTCGTCTTCGACGACCTGCGCTACGCGGTACCCGGTTTCTCTGGGCTCAATAGTAGAAATAAGTGCTTGCATCAGTGACCTCAGTATTCAAAAATAATTACACCAGCCACGCCAGCGGTACTACCAGTGCCTGTGCTACCTCTCCCGCCACCACCACGACCTGCTGCATCTCCGGTCGGGGACAAAATGGTTCCGCCACCAGAACCGCCAACAAAAGCAGAACCGCCGCCTCCACCCTTAGACGTTACCGCGCCAGCAGTACCACTTGAATTGCCCCCTGCCCCACCGCCACCGATGAAAGTACCACCAGAACCGCCAGTGGCGCTATACGTGGTAGCGCTCACTGTGATCGAAGATGTCCCGCCGCTACCACCATTAGCATCTATAGCGCCAGCAGTACCGCCAGTACCGACCGTATAAGTAATCGTGCCCCCGGGTGTCAATCCGGTGAGATACACAATAGAAGAGCCACCACCGCCACCGCCACCACCGTTGGAACCAGGGCAACCACTTTGAGTACCGGCACCGCCACCACCCCCACCGATAACTGTGACTTTGATTTTGGTGATTCCAGCAGGAATCGTGTAAGACGCGCTGGTTCCCGTGGTAAATACATCCGCTCCAATACCGGGGCTGGCAGGAGCAGCGCTCGTCCAAGTTGTTCCGTTTGAGGTCAGGACATTACCGGTAGTGCTGGGAGCGACAACTTGAACGGCGGAAGTGCCGTTACCGAGAATGACGTTATTGGCCGTCAGAGAGGCCGCGCCAGTACCGCCATTGGCAACGCCAAGAGTACCCGTTACTGACCCAACATCTGAGATCGACGAAGCCGTCTTGACGTAAGCCGAAGTGTTAGTGTCGTACGTGAGAATACAACGCTCGCCAACAGCTACGCTCACACCACCGACGGTTGTCGCGCTACCAGTAGTGTTGTTGTGGACGATATAGCTGCGGCTCGACGTGGGCAGCGTAACCGTTCTAGTGGTGCTTCTAGACCCGGTCAGGTTAAGGATCGCGTACTGGGCCGAGGTACTGCCGAGGTTAGTAGCGGAGTTCGTGCCTTCAGTCAGGGTGAGCGTGGCGTTGGCATCGCTGCTGAGCGTCTGCGTACCGGAAATAGCCGCATCAGCATACGCCGAGAAGGCATTATTAACGTAGTCACCCCAAGTTCCGGATTCAGTTCCGGTAACCGGCTGAACCAGACGAAGGAGGGTCGTGTAATTAACAGTCATTGCTGCATCCTTTGTTAAGCCGTCTCAACTTCTTCCCAGTTGGGATCGTCCTCTGTTTCAATATTACTCCAGTCAGGGGACTGAGAAGAAGTGGTGTTTTGCCAGTTCTGCGGGTTCGGGTTTGTGGACTGAGTCCAATTAGCGGTTTGGGAGTCGTCAATCACTTGCCAGAGGCCGGAAACTTCGTTACTCACACTAGACCAGTTGGAAGTTTGTGCGTCGTTTATGACGGTCCATCCGGGGGTGTTACTTGTACCAAATCCCGACCAAGATGCTGTCTGGGGGTTCTGCGTAACCTGCCAAGCCGAGGAAGATTCAGAACTAAACGAGGACCAGTTTGCGGACTGCGTATTGCTTACGTTGGCCCATACCGGCACCTGAGAATCATCGATAACATTCCAAGGCGCGACCGTTACGTTTCCAGCGGTAGTATTAGCATAAACACTTGTAATTGGCAAGGATTTGGGGAAGCCGTTCGCAGTACCTTGGGCCTCTACCGCCCCGACAGCCGCAGTGATTGCTGCGGTTACAACACCTACCCCACCCGTCCCGGTAACCCCCGAAAGGCGGATAAACGGCGAGACCCCAGAGACAGTCCCAGTCGCAGTGACACCGACAAGCGCGACGTTTGTAGAGACCGCGACCGAGCCAATGGGAGACATCCCGCTCCACTCTGCCTGACCCCAGTTACTTACACCCCATCCATAGCCCGAAGAGACGCCGGTGATGGCGGCTTCATAGAAGACAGCGGCGGTGAGAGAACCAACAGAGCCAGTCGCGGAGACTGCGGCAAGTACCGGGTTGGCAATGACTTCTCCCACCACACCAAAGGCATCAATCGTCGCTTCACCAGCCCAGACGTTTTCACCCCAGCCGTCGACGCCCCAGTTCTCTCCCGGGATATTGAGGTTGCTGATGGCAACGGAGTTATTGGCAGAGACGTTTCCAACAGGACTTACGCCACTCCAAGCAAAGCCACCCCATTCGAAGCCGCCCCAGACCGCGCCAGAACTTACGCCTGTAAGGAATACGTAAGTTTCACCAGAAGCAAAGACATTGCCTACCGAACCCGTAGCGGTATTACCCGCGAGGACGAGTTTGAACTCGACTGAGCCAACTTCACCCGATGCAGAAACGCCGCTGATCGCGACGGACGTAACGGGCGAGGTGGTGCCTACCGGAGAGACGCCGCTCCACTCAACAGAACCCCAGTTCTCCGCGCCCCATCCATATCCGGAAGTAACCCCCGTGATCGGACGGAAGTAGATGATTGTCCCGACATCGACCGTACCGGCAGAGCCCGTAGCAGACACCCCCGGCAGGACAGGATTCGCACGGATATCGCCAGCAGTGGTAGTGGCGGAAACGCCAGAGATTGCCTTCGTTGTATTTGCAAACGGGTTACCAACACCAGCCGAACCGTTCCAAGCGCCGTAGCCCCACTCAGGAGTTCCCCACGGAGACGAAGTACTAACGGCGGTGATCAGCCGCTCGTAGTTGATCTGGGCTACGCCAACGGTTCCAACACTGCCGGTAGAGGTAACGGACGAGAGGACGGGCAGTGCAGTGACAGACCGCACCGAAGTAGTGGCGCTGACCCCGGTGATGGAGACAAAGACGCTCGGGGTGGTGTAGCCGGTCGATGTACCCCAGTTAAGCTGTCCCCAATCACTTCCGCCCCAAGCATCACTCGACGTGACGCCGGTTATCTCTGCGCTGTAGAAGGTCTGGACGAAAGAGATTATGCCGACCGAGCCCGTGGCAGTGACCCGGGAGATGACGGGGATCGCCGTGAGACTGTTGATCGAGGTTGTAGCAGTGGTGCCGGAGATGGCCTTCGTGTGAGTCGGGTAAACGACACCGTTGCCGGAGCCACCACCCCAAGCGTAAGAACCCCAATCGTCTGCATTCCAAGCCTGAAGCGTGGTGACGCCTTCAATCGGGCGAGCAAATGTTACGGAACCAACAGAACCAGTAGCGGATACAGCGGAGGAGGTGACGGAAGTAACTTCGTCAACAGACCTGACAGAGCCGCTGGCAGAGACAGAAGAAACTTCAACGGATTGGGCGGGAACAGGGCTTCCGACACTTCCCGAAGCCGAGACAGCGGAGAGAGCCGTAGTAGAGGAGACACCCGGGCTGCTTACAGCAGTAGATGCAGATACACCGTCAAGTTGTTTAGAGATCGCAGCAGAGACGATCCCGACCGGGAAGCCCCAATCAAACTGACCCCACGGCCCGTTACCATAGCCACCGCCGCCGGTTACACCGGTCAATTCGACCGTGTAAAGAATCTGGTTGAACGTGACCGTTCCGACCGAGCCCGTGGCAGATACGAAGGACAGCGCGGGGATTACGCCAAGATTATTAGTTGTTACGGATGCGCTATTTCCGCTAAGACTAAATTCGCGTTCAACTGATACGACACCCACAGACCCGGTGGCAGATACGCCACTGATCGGGCGGGTGAAGGAGACGTCGCCTACAGCGGTCGACGCTTCGACCGGGGTGGGTTCTACAAGAAGGTCAACGCCGACCGAAGTGATGTCCGCAGTGGCGGAAACGCCAGTAACGTCCTTCGAATACCCGGGATCGACGCTACCAACAGAGCCCGTAGCCGACACTGCGGTCAGGGCACGGGGAATAGTCGCTGCTACGCTTTCAACGGTCGCCGACGCACTGACACCCGCCAGAGTCACATTGGCGCTGGGGAACACCTGACCGACGTTTACACCCCACGCAGATTCGCCCCACGAGAAACCACCCCAAGCGTTGTTCGAGAGAACGCCGGAGATATGAGGAGAGAACGTGATGATCCCGGCGGTGCCGGAGGCGCTGTTTCCGTTAAGTGCGACGGTACGACTGGGGGTAAGGATTCCGACTGTAGATGCGCCGGAAGTAACGCCGGAGATGTCTTTTGTCGTTCTAGGAAGAACCGAAGCTACCCCAGCCGTAGCAGTTACGGGGGATAACGAGGCATCGAAGATGTAAACGATTCCGGCTGTCGCCGTCGCCGTATTACCGGTTATCGCGGTGGTATTTGTAGCGGACGGAGCGTTGACCGAACCCGTTGCACTGACAGCAGTGATATCGTCACTACGTGTCGCTTCGACCGACCCAACTGAGGTGGTAGCACTGACCCCGGAGATTTGTTTAGATGTACTTACGCCGACATCGTTAACTGCACCGGAAGCGGTGACTGAAGAGAGCGTAAAAGCTGCGCTAGGGAATACCTGACCGACGTTCAGGCCCCACGTGGTTGTGCCCCACGTAAAGCCACCCCAAGCGTTGTTCGAGAGAACGCCGGAGATATGAGGAGAGAACGTGACAAGACCTGTCGAGCCAGTCGCGCTATTAGCGCTGACGCTCGTGGTGCTTGTCTTACCCGGTTCGTTAACTACCCCCGTTGCAGAGGTAGCCGTGGGCTGTACGTCTGTAGCCTTAGTTGGGCTACCAACCGACCCTGTTGCAGAGACGGACGAGATAGCGACGGTTGTGTCGCCGCCACCCCAGTTGTTGTACCCCCAGAGACCTGCGCCCCATGCGGTGGTAGCCATTCATACCACCCATGAGAAGAAGATTAGGCGATATTGATCAGAGCAGTGCCAGCGCCGTTAGTAGGCATGGTCAGAGTAAACGTACCCGCCGTAACCGTCTGAGAACCGAACGTATGCACGCTGACTGCACGATTGCTCTGCGTTGAATTGTAGACCAGAACACAGTCAAAAGCAGTTGAAAGCGTGACGTTGTTAAAGACAAACGAGTTAGATGGTGTCCAGTACGCCGTAGTACCCGCAGTGGTGGGGGCAGTTGTGTTGGGTACGTTAACACCACCAGCAGTGTAGTTGGTACCGGAAACTTCACCGGTCGTGGTATACACAGTAGTGCTGGCGTTGATCGTCGCGGAGGCGAGGTAAAGCGCCGCCTTAAACGCATCCGCAGAACCTGATGCACGGACGGGAGCCGTACCGAAGTTATGAGTTCCGGTCAGCAGTTCGCCCTTGAACGAGGTGCACATCGCTTGGGTATTAGGCATTTTCTATTCCTTTACTGGAAGTCAGCAGCAAGAGCGTCAGCAAAGACGTTCTTCTTCAGATGGACATGAACAGACCGGTGAACGAGTTCGCCGTCGAGCCAATACTCAACAGCACGGACAATCTCATCGTCATTCTCGTGGCTGTGTTCGCGCTTCTCCAGCAGCGACTCATCCATTTCACCCTTGGTGGTGTTCACAAGTGCCATCTAAATCTCATTAGGTTACGGGTTGTCGATACTGTCCAGACCGGTAGGCATCCTGACGTTCCATACCATCGCCCAGACGTTTAGCCAGAGCCAGCGCTTCTTTATACTTCGTTTCGTACACGGCGAGCAAGTCTTTATCGCCTTTCATGTACGTGTAGGCTTCAACCAACGAGCCATACAGAAGCACCGAATCGAAGTTATCACCAAGCCAAGTGGTCGACGCAGTAACAATCGAAGTCGGATAGTAGAAGTAGTGAAGTTCTACGTTGTAGTTGTTATTAGGCGTCGGACCAAGCAGGAACGAAAGTTCGTTAGTAATGGTCGCGCCAGAAGTCGTAGGGCCAAACAGCGAGTAATACTTAGGCACACCAGTACTAACCGGAATCGGATACGCCTGACGGATGTAGTTCACATCCTTGTTCATCAGGTAGATGTACGTCCCCGTGGCATCAATCACAGCCATCGAATAAACCGCGAGAAAGTCATCCGGGCAGGAGAGGTACCGGTTATTGGCAGTGATAACGCCTGTGACGTTTTTCTTGAGCGACGGGAACTGCACCGAGTTATAGATACGCTGCTCGGCCTGCTCTACAAACGTGGGGATACTCGCGAGAAAGCTCGTCTCACGGTTCTCCGTGTAGTCTTGGATCGCGTTGTAAAGTTCGGTGTAGTTCACTTACGCCGCCCTCAGAATCCCGTTGGTTGCCGTAGCGGGGGGCATCGAAATAGACAGATAGCCGCCGCTGATAACTCGCTCTTCATCGAAAGTAAACACCGCAACAGCGCGGTTGTCTTTACTGGAGTTATAGATCAGAGCCTGAATGTAGCTGATGCTCACGGGCCCGTAGAACGAATTTTCGAAGCTGGTAACAGCGGTAGAACCATCAAGCACAGGAGAGATAGAAGTCAACTCTACCCCACCCGGGGTATATCCTGCACCGACAGATTCGCCCGTAGACGTGTAGGCCGTCGTAGAGGCGTCAAGAGTAGCAGCCGTATAGAACGCCATCTTGAACGTATCCCCCGTGCCCGTGGTGAAGTCGTGGATAGCTCCGAAAAGCTCCACTTTGAACGAATCACAGAGGATCTGAGTAGCCATTTAGATCAGGGCTTCAGGAACTTGGTTCCTTTGGTCGCGGCACCCGTGCCACGGATCTTCATCCGTTCTTTCTGACCGTGTCCATAAGGCGGGTTTTCAACCCCGGGGCGGAACTCACCTTTGACAAAAGTTCCACGGCGGTCGATGTCAGTTTGCGGATAGCCTGCAACATTAGGTACTGGAACCTTCTTCATTTGGTTTTGCTCCGCTGATTCATGACACGGGCCATGTTACGACCGTAGGTCTTGGCTTCGAGGGAGGTGACACCACCAGCCTTGAAACCCTTGGTTTTCTTCAGCGAGACGTCGGGATGAGCGGACTTGGCACCACGAGCCATGTGAGCAGCGAGAGCTTTCTTTACGGAGATCATGATGGATCCTGAGTAAGTATCGTGAGTTCACCAACACCGAGAGGAGACGCTGCTCCAAGACGGAAGACCTCGGTGTAACTGCGGCTCTGTGGGTTGTTAATCACGTCAGAGCGAGGGTTCATTACTGCTTGGGGATCGTTAACCGGGTACATACCAAGCTGAAGCTGCGGATGATCCTGCTCCCAGCACTCGCTACATACCAGAATATTAACCTGCTTCGTCTTGATTGTCAGGCTTCTAAGATCTTTCAGCTTAGTCCTGAACCCGCAGCGATCACACTGCGCGATACTAAATTTGGCTGAACTGAACCTATTGGGCATGGCTCAGTCCTTAACGGTAAAACAGGTTCCTCGGCACGAACCGCACGGGTGCTTTCTCGCGATCCTCTTCCGAAGCCAACTGCCACTGACGCTCGTACTCATCGCGGAGCATGGGCAGCATCGCCGCAGACTCGGGTTTCTTCATGGCGATATAGAACGCGAGACCTGAAACCAGTGCCGGGAGAAAACGGAACGGGATGTCCGAAGTGTTCACACCAGTACCAGCATCCTGAATGCGGCGAAGCCGCCAGTACACGAAGGTGTACGTGTTGTCAGGAGGGACAGGCCAGACGGTAATCGTCGGGTACTGAATCCCAGTAGGAGTAGAAGCTCCGGATTGGCGATTGACGTAGACCTGAATGGGTCTGCCACGTGAAAGTTTGTTCGGAATCGTGCTGTACGTGGAGCCGGAGATACGCGAAATGTTGATGTCAACCTGCGTGGCAATGTTGCCGGGGTTCTGTCTGACGACATGGTCAAGCAGGTCGATTGTATCTGCGGGTAGGTTGTACGTGGAAGTCCCCGTGGTGAGGGCGATAGAGCCCTCTTGGATGAGCCAAAGATTGACCCCCCGGTTCGCCCACTCCGTAGTCAGCAGATTAAAGCTGCGCTGAGCGGTACGAAAGTCGTAGCCACTACGGATCTCCAGCCCAACCCGTTCGTAAGCCTCTTCGAAAAGCTCAGTCAGGTCAGGTGAGAATGCGGTTGTCCCGGAGGTAGTCATTTAGCACATCTTACCGCGAGTCTTGCCGCGAAGCTCAATGCCGCCACCACGAGCATACTTCATGGGCTTACCGCCCTTGCCATGAACACCTTCGGCTTTCTCACCGGCTTTGTACATCCCCGGAGAGAGCTTCTTGATCTTCATCTCTTTGGCTTCTTCAGCCTTGGTTTCTTTACCCATGAAGGGCGGCATCTTCTTCATTTCACCACCTTTTGAGAACTTGCGACCCTTATCGGCACTGAGAAACTTCTCACCGACGGACTGGGGGACCCCAGCTTTTTTGGCAAAGGCGGGGTTGTTGGCAACCGCCGCCATGAACCGATGCTGCTTTTTAGAAGTCGAAGGCATGGTCAGCGCATCTTGCAGGCTTTGCTGCCGCGAGCGATACCCCAGCCCTTGACCGAACCGCCAGACGCCATCTTGACCACGGTGCCCTTGGTCTTGCCTTTGGACTCAACACCGCCGCCTTTGGCGTACTTAGCCATGCCGCCGCGCTTGAAGTCGAGCCCTTGTCCCGGGCCCATCATCTGGTTCTCGTCGAGATCGCGCGGAGTTTTGCGGTTAGTTGACGCGGCTTCTTTTTCAGCCCGCTGTTTTGCAGCGCTGCGTTTAATGAGATCACGGCTCGCGGCGGCTTCTCCCGCACGTTCGGCTTCTGCAACACGATTTGCTGCCGCTCTAGACGCACCGCTAGACATGACCCCACTCGCCTGACGCATGGCACGAAGGGCTTGGATACCCCGCACAGCGGGCCCAGCAAGCGGGGTCATCGAGGCACCGAGACCCAAAGCGGCGGCGGTTTTCGGATTCTCTTCAACGGCCTGTTTCACACGCTCACTCACGCTGCGCGTGTCAGTCGTACTGCCCTCACCACGCCGAGTAGATTCACGAGCTTCTTTCATCCGCTCACTGACAGACTTGAACGGAGCGGGAGATTCTTCAGTTTTACGAGCGGCATTACGCCCTTCGTTGCTGTAGTTCTCGTCCTTCATCGCCACAGGCTTAGCAGCGGGCTTAGCAGCGGGCTTAGCAGCGGGCTTAGCGGTGGACTTAGCGGTGGACTTAGGCTTCGCAGCACCGGGGGGCTCTTTAATAGAACCAGCTTCGCCAGCTTCTTCAGCGTTCTTACGGGCTACGTAGGAGCGGGCCCGCTCATAGATACCCGGGTCGGACTCGCTAAACACACCTTTGACTTCGTCGCCTTCGGCGAATTTCCTAATCTTGCCACCAGCTTTGTATTTCAGGCGGTCAGGGGCAGTGGCTTTCTCGTAACCCTTCTGCGTAGCCATGTCCTGCTTCTGCTCTTCACGGGCTTTCTTAGCCCAATCAGGCATCGAATCTTTCTTATCCTGAGGCTTAGGCTGGGGAGCGGGAGCGGCCTTGCCGCCTTCGGAGAACTTACGAGGGAGCTTTTTCATTTCAGGCCTTCTCTATGACTTGATTTTGGTCAGTGGTCGGCATTTTGCCTACCTTTGATAACGGCGTCCAGCTTAGATTCCAGACGATCCAATCGGTCCAGAACCCGGTTAATGTCAGTATGGACCTCAACCTTGGTCACATACTCTTTAGCGACTTCTTCCCGGGTTTTGTTGAGAAGGATCTCGACTCGCTTGAGTTCCATCGACTTTTCTTTCAAAACCCACGACAACAACCCGATTAGCACCGAGAGTACGGTGTTCCAAATACTAAGATCCATGTCAGCAATTCCCGTGCGCAGCCAAATATTCTTCCCATTCGGGAGCGTCCGCAGATGCGAACAAGTATTGGGCGGCAAACTCAAGCAGCATAGGGCTATCGCGGAAGTGACCTAATCCTCGGTTGCAATGATTGCACAACATCCCGCGAACCGCACCTGTCTTGTGGTCGTGGTCTACGACCAGAGGGCCGGAATCGCCGCAAATGACGCACTCAGTGATCTCGCGTTTAATGGTCTTAAGCTGCTCATCACTAAGGTCGTGTCGAAATTTACCCCTGCAAATCTCATTGCGGTATGTCGCTCGACACGCTCGACACCAACTGTCGAAGCCATTGTGTTTCTTATTGTGCGGCGGGAAAAATTCTTTCGTACCCGGCTTCTCCGCTTTACAACGAGTACAGGTTAGCAGTTCCATGCCTTCAGCGACAGAGCCTTCCGGGTCGGTCGTCCTTTTTCGTCTTTCATCGGTCCGGGCATCCCGCCCATTCTGGCGCAAAATGACTTGCGGCGAGCAGCATCCTTCTCCGTTTTCGGGTTCGGAGCGGGCGGTTTGAGTCCGGGTTTGCCGGGATTGGCAGCGTTATAAGACGCGCGTCCCTTGGCGTTGAGGCCACCTTTTGGGTTTTTTCCCTCTTTGCGAGTCCATGCAGGGGTCTTTGCCATGATTAGTCGTCAAAGAGGTAGATCGGGCTGGTTGCAACCAATGTCCCAGTATAAATCCCGTCAGGTCCGTAAACAACTCCTGCGCGAACATCTGCGGGGTTCGGGAACAAAACGATACTGTTTAGCGTGGCTGGCTGACCGGTTATGGCGTACGAGCCAGATTCGGCGAGCAGGTAGCGGCCCTGCGCTAACAAGGCGTCCTGACCGCTTATACCATAACTACCAGCGTCTGCGTAGAGTATTCTGTTACTCAGCAGATCAGCGTTTTGACCGGAGATATTGTAGACGCCAAAATCGGCGTCGATAGACCGGGAGAGAAGCAGATCTGCGTCTTGACCGAGGATGTCGTAAGACCCGGCATCAAGCGAAAGCGCTCTGAACAGAGCGAAATCAGCGTTCTGCCCCGAGATACTGTACGAACCCGCATCGGCACTGAATACGTACGTCCGGGTCAGATCCGCTGCTTGACCGGTGATGGCATAACTACCGGCGTCTCCGTTGATTACACGGGCCTGCTCGTATACAAGTGTTGCATTCTCGCCTGTGATGTTATAGGAGCCAAGTACAGCGTTCAGGTACAACGAGCGAGACAGGTTCGCGTCTTGGCCCGCGATAGAGTAGGCACCGGAGTCTGCGCTGAGAACTAGGGTCCGGGTGAGGTCAGCGATCTGACCGGTGATACTGTAATCGCCAGCGTCTGCGCTGATCGCCTGTCCATATACGAACGAAGCGTCTTGTCCCGTGATCGCATACGAACCTGCGTCAAGCGAGAGGAGCGCATCACGAAGCGTCTGCGCCGCCTGACCGTCAAGACTATATGCGCCAGCATCGGCGCTAATCGCACGGTTGTAGTAGAGGTCCGCCGTCTGACCGGTGATTGAATATGTACCCGAATCGGCGGTAAGCGTTAGGGCTGCGCCTCCGGCTTGAACGGGGACAAACAGTCGCTGCGGGCGGAAGATCTGCCACGGGTTGTCCGTGAGACTCTTGATCTCGGATACGGTAAGACGGCGTGTCCATACGTAGCCGCAGTAAATACCAATCCTGCGTTGGTTTCCCGAGAGAAATGACGATCCAGCGTAGCCATACGCTGCGTTCAGAAACGTAATCGCGCTGCTGCTACTTGCGACACTAACCCCGTCGTAAAACAGTTCGCGCAAGTTGCCTTCATTAACAGCCGCAAGTGCGTAGACCTGATTTGCGTTTAAGACCGGGCCGGTTATGTTTGCGCCACCCGTGTTTGTGTTCGGACCAAATAGGATTGAACCGTCGTTGTTTTTTACGAACCGAGCGTAGTTTGTGGCGCTATTGCCGCCGCCAAAAATGGCTCCTGTAGAGGTAGTGTCGTACTGCTCAAAGAGCGTGAATACCGACAGTGCCGGGTAGCTCGCCGTAATGCCTACGGGAGCAAAGTTGAGCGACCAGTTGGATGAGGTGGTGGTCGAGTAAACGACACCGTTTGTGCTCGGCAGGAGGACACCGCGTGTGGTTGCGGTGTCAAAGACCCTAGTGATAAGGTCAATACCGGGGTAACGAACCGTCGGAAGATAGACGGTCGCAAGACCACGAGTGATCGGATTGCCACGATCAATCTCAACCGGACCAACCGGTTGCTTGGTGCGATAACGTGGCAGCAGGATCATTGCGCTGCCTTATGCAACGTCGTACTTGATACCGACGTACTCAAACGAGTTTGTATTAACCGCGTTGTTTCTCAGTGGTTGCCCGGTGTTATGCGAGACGTACAAACCCCAAAACTTAGGCATCACGCCGCCAAACAAAGAGGCGACGGAAAACGGTAGCACAAGATACTGCTGGTCGCTAGTTGTCGATGGGACGGCTATAGTCGCCCCAAGCCGCAGTGCGTTCAAAATGCCGCTGTTGCTAAGCGTAGCTGTACTGTCCGTACCGTCCAATCCGTTAAGCGCCGTGGTTGCCAGAGAAATATCGGCACCATAGACATAAACGGCGATCACTGTATTAGCCGTCGGACCAGTGCCAACAGATATGACACCACTCACAGTACAGTCCATGTACTTGTTGGAGGTGTTGTCGATCTGGCTTGATTCTCTTCCAGTAAGGAATGAGCTTGCTGGACTTGAAACGGCGAGGTTCGCCAAATCCATCGTGATGGTGGTATTGCTACTGTAATTGACGGTTGCTGTAGCCATCACATATTCCTTGAGTCATACACTTCCTGCCAATCAACCGTCTGATCGACCAACTCAATTGACTGCGGAATCAGCGTCATGGCAAGTCCATTAGCGCTATAGACCTGCGCGTATTCAGCTTGTGTAATAACACTTGCCGCCAGCCAGTCGTCAAACAGGTCTTTAATGCCGGGTTCTTCAGTATGTAGCAGAGATTCAGTACCGGAGACAATCAGGTCGAGAAAGATCTGGCAGGAGGCTCGGACTTCTTCTGGTTCTTGTGGATTATTAGCCGCTTGGCCGATACGAACCCGGGGCCCATTTGCAGCCCACAACATCGCGGAACCGACACTAATAGCTTTCCACCCCGGATTACTGGGCGTGTTCAGAATTTCAGCGATCTGATACGCACCTTCGGGAGTATTGGGGATGTTATTGAGTGCGGGCGTGGCCGCGATGTAATCGCCAAGGATTACATACTGCTCTGGCGTGAGCGCCATAAAACACCTCGATTAGGCCAGAGTGAAGATCGCGCCCGGGTCAGTACCAGAGAATTTAACCGTGAACGACTCGCCGTTAGCCAGAGTGACCGAACTGCCGTAGTCCCACCACGCGACCAGATTATCAGACGCAGAGGTGTCGTTGTAGAGGACGGCGTAGCGGAAGGGTCCGACGGAACCCGTTGCGTTCCAAGAGACCTGAGTACCCGAGACCGTGGTCGTACCCGTGGTTTCCGAGATCGTGATTGTGGTTGTATTCGTACCCGGATATCCGTTTCCAGCGGAGATCTCCGCGAGGTCGGCCTTCACAGCATCAGCGGACGCAGAAGGAGTGTCGTTGGTCAGATAAACCTTGAACACGTTGGACGCGAAGTTGTGCGTCCCCCTGACCAACTGCTCGGAGAAATCTTGAAACTTATTATAAGCTGCCATCTCAAACCTCTTCCAAAAGTGCGGTAACGGCGACAGATGCCGCTTCGCTCAGATCGATAATCAGATCACCGTTAACCGGACCCGTGACAAACTGACGCTTGCTTACGGCGTACACCCGAAACTTCTCTTCTGCGCCAAGGAAAACCTTAATCAGCGGCGTAGCAGTAGAACCCGGGTCGTTCAGTGCGTAAATCCACCGCAGGCGCAGTCTGCGCCCCGTGGGACACGAGTAAAGAGTCGTAGAGCCGGAAGCGGTGACCGTCGATACCACGTGGGTAAAGTCGTATTCACCGCTATCCAGCCCTTGGACGTAATTTACGCCGCTGACTGCCACTGTTTACCCCAGTTTAGCCCGGATGGATTCCAGAGCGGTCTCAGCAGCCTGACGCTTGGCTTCAACTTCAGCAAGGGCAGCTTCAGCAGCAGCCTGTTTGGCCTTGATCTCGGCGTCGCATGCGGCGGTTTTAGTCGCAATCTCAGCTTCGACCTCAGCCAGTTTGCCTTCGGCAGCAGCAAGTTTTGCTTCCGTAGCAGCCAGAGTCTTCTTGCGGGCCGTCCCGGCTTCAGCCAACTCACGTTCACGATTGGCAACGATCTTGTTGGTTTCGGCAACCGCGTCTTCCCGCTGACTCATGGCAAGTTCCATCTGCCGGTTCAGTTCGGTCAAACGGCGATTACCTTCCGCGAAGGTGTCCTCAACCTGTTTAACAGCCGCTTCAATCTCACGATTGCGCGTAGCCATCGTCCGGTCAAGGTCTGCCATTTTGTCGGCCATATCCATCAGAGACGGAATGGCATCGATTACGGGTTTCCAAGTCGCTTGGAAAAGCCGCAGAGCATTAACATCGATAGCCATTTATTAGCCTCCCGGGATACCAGCTTGAATAACAGTCATCGTCACGCTACCGCTGGTGTACGCCGTCACGTTGATTCGAATTGCCATCACCGGATAAGCGTAGTTACCGGTCGTCGACGCCGTCTTGCTTGAGAGACTCGTATCCGAATACCAAACAGCAGTAGACGGGTTGAAGTTAGCAGCAAAGACGTCGTCAAACGTGTGCTCAATCGAGAAGGTCAGCGAAGCACCGGCAGACAGTGCCGCGCCGATCCCAACCGAGAACGGTCTTTGGTAGTGGTCGAGGATAATGGGGTTAGAAACCCCAAGCGCCCCAACCGTCACACGTACTGGGCGCATATTATCCTCTCAATCAGTTCTGGGTGGTGGACGGGACCTGAGCGCCATCGGAGTTGCGCTGGACATAGACGATGCTGACAATCGCGCGACCAGCAGTCAGGGTGGCGGTGCCAACAGCCACACGCACATACACCGTGGTATCAGCACTAGTCGAGGTCTGCCAAGCAAGCTGCGTGGTAGCGGTAGCAGTACCACGGAAGCGGCCACCAGCGGTGGTAGCAACAGCAGCCATCAATTGAGCGCCGCCAGAGGCAGTTCCCACGGAAATCGTCGTCGTGCCAGCGGTGGCGGCAACGACTTGATCGACCACGATATCAACGATCTGAGCGCCTTGGGGCAGCGTGAAACGCGCACCGTCCACGTTACCAACAACGGCGCCAGTCAAGTCGCCCGTGTCATAAGACTGGGTGAGAGTCGCGAGACCCGTGTTAACACCAGCGCCGTAACGAACGGTACCAGAACGAATAGGACCGGAGAAAGTAGCGAAACCCATTTTATATACCTCTCTTGCGTCTACCGTTTGAGGGAAATCTGCCAAGCCAGTCGGTAGAAAGTGATCTTGGGCTTTTAGAAACTATCACAAAAGCGGGTCAGGGTGCAACAGGCTTTTACCCGTGGACTTAGTAACAGGTAATCAAGTTAAGGAAGCTTAAACTGTAAGGCAATCGAGCTTTACACCACAACTAAAAACAAAAAGGGGGCCGAAGCCCCCCGAAACCCACATGGATACTAGGTTTCTTAGGTCGAACCGGGCGAACCGAAGATACCGAGCGGATCACTCCAGCCGAACGAATAACGCTCGCGAGCCTTGTAGCGGACGTTGCCCGTGTCGAAATCACCGTCCATTCCGGTAGACATCGGGGTACGAACAAAGTGCTTCAGGCCGTTGGGAACGTCGGTCAGCAGGAACCAAGCATTCGGATCGGTCAGGAAGTGGTTGACAGCGTGACCTTCAGGAATCGACCCCATCGCCTTCAGAGCGTTGATGTCGTTGTCGGTCGTGCCAACACGCAGTTCCGTCTCCAGCAGGCGCTTAGCAACAAACATCAGCGACGGCGGGATGATCAGTTTGCGGGGTTTGGCGGCAATCAGCAGACCACGCTCATCAGTCCAAGCAGCGATCTGGATCACAGCGGCTTCCAGCGCGGTCTCGTTCAGGTCAACGCCAACCGAAGGACGGTTGCTGTTGGTGCTGCCGTTAACCAGCGGGTGGTTGACCACCGAGCCACCAGAGTTGGTACCAAACAGCGAGACGTTGTCACCGCCGAGGAAGTTCTGGCTGAAGCCGTTGTTCAGCGTCGAAGCGGCTTTCACCTGCTTGGTGTAGGCCATACCGCGAGCCAGAGCTTTGGTGTAACGAGCAGACAGGCTGTCGTACAGGTTGTCCTCGATGGCCTCTTCGGTCAGCGAGAAACCCAGAGCAATGGT